TTTTTTAAATGTACTTTCTTAACAATAGTTCTTAATCTGTTTCTATCTTTTAAACTTAAATTATTGAGGAACGACATTTTAATTGTTCTACCCTTTCTAATACTATTTTCAAGATTTCTTCTTCTTTACCATACTTAGCTTCAAATTCTTTCTTAGCCATGTGTATAGAGAAGTTTCCTTGATGATGGTCATGACATAACGGAATTACGTGGAAGTGGCTTGTACGTCTTCCTATGCCAGTTCCAGGGGGTCTTATATGATGTAGGTTAGCTGGTCTTTCGCAAACATAGCAGCCAAGCTCAGCCACCCACCTCATATGCTCTTTTTCTTTCTTTGTCGCCATTACTTCTTTTTCATTTTAGCAATGATCTTTTTTTTCAGAGCTTCTGGTAATGATTTCTGTTTTCCTGTTAACTTGCTTTTTGCAGTAGGTCTTCCTCTTTTTGAACCGTAGGTTCCTTTTCCGTAGGGCATTGTTCCTCCATTACTTGTTCGTATGTTGATCTGCATCCATCTGGTGTTGCAGCACTTGCCATCTGTATTGCTTGTATATCATTTTCGGCTGAATATACAATCTCTCTTTTGAGAGTGTCATCTTGCCATATATTAACTTTGTAATTCATGTTCTCTCCTTTGTTTGTTGGAAGGAAGAACCTTATAGAACTAAAAAAAATTTTGAAACGCACTTAGCAATGCTAACGCCCTTGCCCTTTGTACCTTGTTAGTTTCTTTTGGAGTTTTTTTGATTTGTTCAGACTCTTTGTATGAACGCCCTTTCTTTTCTTAGGCTTATCTCGTGGTATAAAATGTGTGAACTTCTGTTTTGCCATGTGTACCTTTTTGAACCCTGTTGTCTGTAAGACTTGCCTCGTCAGCTATGGCTGATGATTTTTGCCCCCACCCTCCGACTCTGCTAGTCGTAGATGTGTGGGTGCATACCAACGCCTCACGTTAAATCAATATTAATCTTAATATCCCCCTGTATGTTGTGAGATACCTTATCTGGTGCTCTCAACCCTACTCTATCGAGAATATCTCTACTAGCTTCTAGTTGAACGTATTCACTCCTTGCCCCTGTGGATAGCTCGATAAGTCTTTTACTCGCACTTACTGCACCAAGTCCAAGAGTTTGTGCAACACGCTGTTGCATATACTGTTGTACCTTTGGTAAACGTAGTGTGCGAGAAGCACTTACTCTCGCTGAATCTTTACTAACATTCGTTGAATATCCTGCTGTTTTAGCAGCTTCTGTTATACTACACCCAGTAGCTACGATTGTATCTACTAAGGCTCGTTGTTTCTCTGTAAGATCGTCTTTCATAACACTTATTTATTCTACCCTTATAGGTACGTAGATATTTAATTTCATTGTGTCAAGAGAAATAACAGTACTTTAGTGGTATTGGAAACTCACATAACTATATCTTGTATGGCGACTTACAGGCTCTAGTGCTAAAGCACCCAAGCCCTTCGGTCTTGTCCCTAAAGGGTAACGATCCTGGTCGCATTGATCAATCCTCTGGATTGCTCTGATAGAGTTGCCAAAGGCAACGCTTACAACCCCATACGCAATTTTCTAAAGAAACCGTTCGCTGTTGCTCACTATTGCTATGGGTCCCCCCCACACACGTGGATTAATGTGCTTGTATCATGAGTTTGCCTTAATGAACAGTGCAAGGGACATCAACGCCTCACCCTAAAGGGTGATTCCCTATCGGTGCGTTGTGTCGCACTGTATCATTAAGCTTTGCCTCATGATGACTGCACACCTTAACCACATGCGTTATGCCATGTCGGTTATAAAGTAAACGATAACAGAAAGGTTACAATGGAGTACGTTAAATACTATGAGTTGATAACAGATGAACACGATAGAAAAAGAGTTGTTGAGTTATCAATGTTGAAGGAAGAAGCTATAGTGAAAGCTGACTATGATAAAGTTAGTGAAATAGATAGCGAAATAAATAATATAACTAAAGGAGTTAGATATGATGGGTAGTGAATTAAATCAACAAGATTATTCAGATAGTAGATTAGATGACATGCAAGATGTATTAGATTGTGTTGATATGAAAGCTGGTGTTACTGGCTTTTTCAATACAGTTATATCACCATTTGCTGATCATCCAGACTGGTCTATGTTGGCTGAATGGAATGCTAATAGTATTATTGGTGTATTCCAAAGACATCATGAACAATGTATCAAAAGTCTAGATAAGACAAAAGATCTTATGCAGACTGCGTTACGAGAAGATGTTGGTAATGAGATCACAAAACTAAATGTTGACAAGTTAATCTTTAGACGTGATGCTCAAGAAGTTAATATCAAAAGAGCTGAGTCTATATTGAATGAGTTTCTTCTATGTTATGAAACTACCTTTGGTAAGAAGTTTATGCCTCAAAGCAAAGCTCCTGTCAAAGATGTGACTAAGCAGATGAAAGAATACAATATGACTAGACTAAAAGAAGCTCTAGGTAAGTAATAATAAACAATTAAACCCGGTACTCTTAACAGGGTACTGGGTTTTTTTTATCGTTACAGCCTATTTTCAAAACAATCGGCGTTGAAAATCATTGGGCGTTGCTGCCGAAACTCTAATAATAAAAGGATAATATGAGAAACACTATAGACTTAATAACTCAGTATCATAATGCAGTAATACAAGCTTTGTTATTATTAAATGGACACAATCTACAAAATACTCAAGCTTATAGAATGTTAAATGAATTAGCAAAGCAAGAAGGTGCATTATATGATGCTGCTGAAAAAGAGTTAATAACTAAAAGAAAGGAAAAACAATGTTAATAAAACTACAAAACTGGTTAATGAATGTTGCTGCCAAATGGATTTGGATTGCAATTATGTTACCAATTAGAATCATTCTAGGTTTGATATTTGCTGTATCAAAACATATGCCTACTAAGGTTGAATTACCTTACAAAGTTGTTAAGAATGAACAACCTAAAGAAAAATGGTATAACTAATGGATGTAATTATGAGAATCATGATGACATTAACAGGACTTATACTAGGTATGTTAGGTATGATAACAGCAATACATTCTGATCACCAAGTATTAGGGATCTTAATTAGTTTTGCTGGTATCATGACAATGTTAACAGGACTACCAAATAACCAAAAGGACAGATGACTAAATACAAACAACATATAATAGATGAACTAGCTAAGTTGCAATTTGATTATGCAGAATGCAAAATTGAAATGGCTGAATTTATTTCTAGTATAACAAGACTAGGAGTAGATTCACCAGGCGACATAGAGGAGCATAGATCAAATGCAGAAGAAGCAAGATACGACTACAAAGTATCTCAACATCAAAATAAGTTTTAAAGAAATATTTGATTTACAAGAAATACTTAAACTATATTTTTTAGAACAAGAAACATTAGCTCATAAAGATACTAAAGATATTAAATGTTATAACTTTAATAAAAGATTAAAGCATTTAGTAGCATTGTATGAATTAGAGAATCCTAGCGTAGAAGATTAGTCGGTATCATTACTGCTCCCTTATTCTACGATAAACACACAGTTGCGTTGCACTGTGGGGATTAAGCAACGCACATAGCTATCCCAAGAAATGAGATAGCTTTAAACAGAAAGAAAGAAATAACTATGAAAGGTATAGCTATATGAAGTCCGTTATCAAAGAAAAAGCAAAACTTCTACGCACAAATGTAGAAGGGGTAATACCTAAGTTTTTTGGTTTTTTGAAATATATTTTAATAGCCATATTATCTGGATTAAGTTGGTGTTTATACTTTACTGGCTTAACTATAGATATTTGTAATCACTATGTAAAATTTATTAAACAAACAATAACGAAGGAAAAAAATGACTGAAGATGAATTGTTAAACAAAGTAAATAAAAGAACTAAAAGAAATGAAAATACAATTAAATATGGAATGTTTGGATTATCATTAGGTGAAAAAAACTACGAAAGATTACATAACTATTGTACTAAACATAATTTGTATAAAGCTACTTTAGTTAGATCATTAGTAGTAGATTATTTAGATAGAGCAGAACAAAAGGATGACAATGTATAATGTAATATTATGGAAAGATAATGATAACGAAGACATTCATGTGTTTGAAAATAAACCTACGTTTTCAGAATTATATAAACTTATTGGATGTGATTTAATTGAAATCATACAAGGTTATAATGATGAAGATAAAACATTTGATATGTATTCAGATGAAGAAGCTAAGCTTAAAAATATAAATTATCCAAACAAAAGAGCAACTAAAGCTTGGTATGCTTGGCAAGAAAAAACAGGTTTTCATTGTATGCCTGGCGACCATATAGCTGGAACTGTTGCTATTGTTAAGAAACAAAAATTCAAACTTAAGGAGATCAATGGCTAATTGTTATTATCATTCGGTATCATCAGTTAAAAGATGGGGTGGTAAACCAGAAGACTACCAACCTATCCATGACTGGTTTGACGAATCAAAAAAAATTATTGCACACTGGAGTCATAGAGCTTTGCGACACCACGCTGAAGGCTGTTTTGCTGCCGAACAAAAGTTTGGCACATCAATAAAAAATTCTGATGGTAAAATGGTTCCTGTCAGATTAATTGCAGAAAGACATATCGTTGAAGACATGGGTTGGATCCCAAGTTTTTACGATTGGGCAATTCTAATCAAGCCAACCAAATGGACAATGAAAGGTTATAGAAATGTCGGACAAGACAATTGAAGACGTACTAAGAGCATTACATACACAAGGTATTACTAAAGTAGAAATAGAATATTCTGGTGGTAATGATGAAGGATCATTTGATAGACCAGTATTTTATGCAGATGATAAATCTGTTACAGTAGATTGGGCTAAGACTTTAGATCTTGATGAAGATGAAGACTTTGATGACGATAACTTTGAAGCATTAGTTTATGCTGATGAAGGTAGATTAAATCAATGGTATTCATTTGCAGGTGAGTATTC